CTCTTGGAACTCGATTTGATGTTTTAAGATTAGGAACTGGAGCCGTTACATTTGTTCAAGGTGTTGGGGTTACAATTTTAAGTAAAAATAGCAATAAAAATATTGCCTCAAGATGGTCTGGAGCAACAATTGTTAAAACAGATACCAACACTTGGGTCTTAATTGGCGATTTGATTGCGTAGGTAAGCCATGTTAGGTTGGATTGGACGCTGGGCACAATCAAAGGGTATGAAACTTCTTCCAAGTTGGCTTGGAGTAGACAAGACTACAGCACAATCACAGATCGTTACAGAAGGGTTTACGGTTGGAACAATAACAGAGTCACCTTCTGATGTAGCAGCAGAATTAGCAAATCACAATAAAGTAATTTCTCAAACACCCACATCTGCAACAGAACAAGACTATGAAACACCTGTAAATATTACTTGGAGAAATTTTGCCTTTACGCCATTTGCTGTTTTTGGTTTTTCCCCAACTCCACCCTTTGGCGTATTTGGATTCTCTCCATTTGCTGTTTTTGGATTCTCTCCGTTTACTGTTTTTGGATTTTCACCATTTAACGTGTTCGGATTTTCACCATTTAACGTGTTCGGATTTTCACCTACCCCACCTGCTGCTGGAGGAGATTACACAAGATGTACTTCTGCAGACGTAGCGGCATATCCTTCATTTTGTAATTTTTCAAATTGCTGCGGTGCTGGTTCTGGTGCTGCCTGTGCTACATGTTCTTGCCGTGCTTGCTAGTTTGTGCTATAATTATTAAAAAGGGAGTTATAAATGTTAACAGATAACGATATTACTTATTCATGGAATAAAGATAATCCAGATGAAAGAGGCTCAGCACTTGCTTTTATTATTAATGAAGATGTAGTCTACGATGCTCCATTCTATAATTGGGCAGCAGACATGTTTATCCGTGCAGACTCTTTTGTAGAAATTCCTCAGGACAATCCCACAGATAAAATTATTGTTTCTATTATGGAAAATGATATTGAATTGGATCAACTAGAAACAACGGAATACTTTGGAAGCATATTGCTCAGTAATCCGATGATCAAAGATTTAAATGCTTATCCGTATGGACGATATGTTATTTCTCCAAATGCAAAGTTTGTTAATAATGAATTTGTTGTCCTTGATATGAATACAGAAGGCCTACCGCCATTTATTACAGATGAAGAGATAGCCCAGCGCCAGGCAGCATACGACGCAGCCCAAAATGCCTAAAAGTAGGTGGGAACAATATAAAGAAAAAAATGGAGTTACTCCATTAGATTTATTAAATCCAATGACTTTGCCAGCAACAGAAGAGTTGGCAGATTTAAGGATGTCTATTTGTCATGAGTGCCCAGAATTGCGAAAGATAACAAAACAATGTAAAAAGTGTGGGTGCTTTATGAATGTCAAATCTAAGTTAAATTCAGCAAAATGCCCTATTGGAAAATGGTAAAAAAATAAGGAGCCTTTCGGCTCCCTATCTCTTTTTATACTACTTAGGAAANTTCAACATCCATTGTTTTGTCTTGGGGGTAATACCCTTCCAAGAAGACCAATCGTCTCCGCCACTGGTCATGTAATATGCGATTTCTGCATTTTTTACGGGATTGAATAATTCTGCATTTGAATCAAGATCAAACTTGTTTCTACGATCTGGCCCTAGATCATCGATCATGTTGATCTGAAACATACCATAAGACGAGTCACCAGTCTTGTGGTTTCCGTTAAAGGCTAACGGTCTTCCGTTAGATTCCTTTTTTGCTACAGCCCAAGCGACGATAAGGTCTTTTCCTTTAAAACCAACTAGAGATAAGAGTTCTTTAAGTTCAATATCTGTTAGGTGTGTTTTATTTTCAAAAGACTCCAGTTTCTTTGCTTTAGAAACCAAAAAAACCTCTTTCGAGGTAGATTTCAAAGGCTGAGCCTGTTCAGTACTAAAATTGTTATTGCTGTTAGTCGAGGCATTGGCATTTCCAGTCAATACAGTAACCAACATTCCGATACTGAGTATGCTAATGATCTCTTTGTTTCTTTCGATAAATTTAATCATAGTTTCCTCCTTAGAAAACAACAACACCTTGTTAGGTGTCTACTGATAAGTATAACATCAATTCTTGGTCAAAGTCAACCCAAAGGTGGTTTAATAGTAAGATAATAAAAAAATAATTAATTATTTAAATAGACGTATATTGAGGTAAAGTTAGTGATATAATGTAATTATGGCAACAGGTCAATCAGATACATACAATTTACCATATCCCCAAGTTGATGATAATGTCAACGTACACGGAGATATAGCAATTTTGGTTAGCACTCTTGAGGGAGTTCTTCAAGGTCTTGGTCTTTCTTATATGAAGTTAGATGTTAAAAATGTGACGGGATCTACTATACCAGCAGCAACCCCAGTGTATGCAACAGGCTTTGATACTAAAACAACAATTGCTGTTGCTCTTCCATCTACTACAAATCCTATTATTGGTTTAACAAAGACAAGCATTGCAAATAATTCAGAAGGGGTTGTTGTTGTTTCTGGAGTAATGCCAGATGTGGCTACAAGTTCTTTTGCAAATGGATCTATCTTATATGTGAAGGCTGGCGGAGGGCTAACTACTACTAGACCAGCAGAAGGTGCTGCAGCAGTAGGAGTAGTTGCTAACTCAGATGCTGCTCATGGAATTATTGTAGTAGAAGCAAAAGGAAATGGCACATGGGGCGCATTGAAAAATGGAATGTCCTAATTGTGGTATAATTAAAAAATGGCAATCCTAAGAAACTCATCCCAAAGCCTTTATAACATTGGTGAAAAACCTCCATTTGTTAATTGGACTGTTGTAAGAGGTGACACATCTGGATTTAAAGTTTATCTGGAAGATGATTCTAAAACTCCACTGATTGTTTCAGACTGGACGATCTCTATGAAAGTTAAGAGACCAAATGTTTCTCAGTTGACTCCAGTTATTACAGACGAAGCAACAACAATAATGCAACTACTTCCAGAGGCAGATGCTGATGATTTAGTTGGAGAGTTTACAGTATTTCTATCATCTTCACAGTCTTTAATTCTTCAAACTGGAGACATCTTTGATATTCAAGTATCCAATGGGGAAATTGTATGGACAGTTTGCCAGGGTAGCATGATTATCCTTGAAGATGTAACTGATTAATGGCAACATCCTTAATCCTAGAAGACTCTAAAAACAAAGTAAAAAACATATATCAGGTAGGAGCCGTAAAGTCTGTCATTGTTTTTCAAAATCCTTCAGTTTCTATTTCCTCAACACTACCGTTTAGAGTAAAGTTTACCTCTATAAAGGTTCCTGGATATAGTTCATCCAATCCCCCGCCAATCCCACTTCAACTCATCGGATTCAGTAACTATATACTTTAAGATTTAAAAAATAGTGTTATAATTTAGACATGGCAAAGATATCCCTCTCAGGCGTAAAAACCAAGTTTCAAACTGGTGACCGCCCAACGCAAGAAGACTATGTAGATCTAATTGATACTACATCTGCACAATCAACAGATCTTGGATCTGCTGGTAACAATGAAATTGCAATCTATGATATTCAGAACCCAACAACTGTTGATAACTTTGACGCAACAACTTGGCGAATGGTCAAATATCTTATATCTATTGCACACACATCTGGTGGCGTAAATAAGTTTTATGCTACAGAAATAACAATTTTGGTTGACGGTACAGGAGTATCAGTCAGCGAATATGGAACAATCGACAACAATGGGAATATTGGCACCATTACTGTCTCCCGCACTGGAAATACCGTAGCCCTAGTGGTTACTCCAGAAAGCGGTATTACACCTATAACCGTACGTTATGCACGTATTGGATTAAAGGCTTAAGGAGATAAAAAAATGGCAACAGTAAATAAAAACTTTAAGATCAAAAGCGGTCTTGTAGTTGAAGGTACAACAGGTACAATCAATGGATTTAACATCCTTACAGAAAATCAGGCTTCAGAAGACTACATCGTTGGTATTGTTGGAGGAACTACACTTGTTACCTCCGTTGAATCAACACAGATGGAAGTTGTCGCTGGTGAACTAAATATTAAGTCAGGCGTGTTTGATGCGTCAGGCGCAGCAGCAGCAGCGCAAGCAGCAGCAGCAACAGATGCTACAACTAAGGCTAANAATGCCAAGAGTGGTGCAGAGGCTACNGCATCAGCAGATGCAACAAGTAAAGCAAATGCTGCACAAGCAGCAGCAGAAGCGACTGCCTCAGCAGATGCAACTTCAAAGGCTAACGCTGCAGTTTCAACAGCAGCAGCAGATGCTACTTCAAAGGCTAACGCTGCACAATCTGCAGCAATCTCTGCAGCAGCAACAGATGCAACCACTAAGGCTAACAACGCTAAGTCAGGTGCAGAAGCGACTGCCTCAGCAGATGCAACAGCAAAGGCTAACGCAGCCCAGGCTGCAGCAGAAGCAACTGCAGCACTAGATGCAACTGCAAAAGCAGATGCAGCACTTGTAGCAGCAAATGCTCATACAGATGCAGAAGTTGCACTTCTTGTTAATGGAGCCCCAGACCTTCTTAATACTCTTAATGAGTTAGCAGAAGCAATTGGTGAGAAT